GCGCCCGACTGGGCACCCAGATGGCTGTGACTGCGCCTGTCGGTGGGCTTGTAGCTGCTCCGCTCAAAAAAGTTGCAACGATGGCACCGTCATTGGCTAGGTTCCTGACGCCAGTTGCCACTGCTCTAGAGACATCTGGGTTTGGCCAGACCGGGTTGACCGGCGTAAAGAACGTCGCTACCCGCGCCGTAGGCGGCGCTGTTCCCGGCGCCATCTCTGCTGGATTGGTGAACCCAGAAGACGCCGGCATGGGCGGTGCCATTGGCGCAGTAGTTCCTGCCGTTGTAGCACCAGTTGCCAAAATTGGCCTTGAGTTTCGCCGAAAGGTGTTTGCGCCAAAAGAGGCAACTTACATACAGGCAATTGAAGGCAAAGGCCAAGACATCCTCAACGCGCTACGAAGCCCCGAGGCAGTCATTGTGCCTGGCAGCGCCCCTACAGCGGCGCAAGTAGCTGCGCCTGTAGGTAGCGCCCGGTTCTCTGCGCTTGGGCAGGCGTCTACTGAAGTGCCTGGAATGGCAACCGAGTTTGCCGGCCAAGCTGCGCAAAGCAACGCCGCTAGGCTTGCACAAGAAGCGCAGGCGCAAGCGCGTTTTGGCGCTGCTATGGACCGCACCAAGGCAAAGATCGACCGTGGATTGACTGATGTCAGCCCTCGCGAAGTGGGCGATAGTTTGTTGGGCGCTGCCAAAGCAGAACAAGAAGCAGTCAAAAAAGGCGTAATCCAGCCTGCGTACACCGCTGCGTTCAAAGAAGCCGGCGATGCCGCCATCGATGTGTCGGATGTCGTAGCCAAAGCCGAATCAATCTTAGAGCGCAAACTGTCTAGCTTTGCCCCTGAGTCGGCGCCCGACACCGTTCGCAAGTTGCTGTCGTTCAAACCAACTGAACCCCCAGCGCAAGCAATCGGCGGCGGTCTGGTAAGCAAGAACATCAAGGGTGTAGCGCCAAAAGCTGGCCCGCCCACGGCAACGCTTCAGCAGTTGGACGATCTTCGCAAAGCAGTGAACGCGGACATTGCTGCGGCCAAGTTGGGCACTCAGCCCATGTCGCCAACTGCGCTGAGAAACCTGTACGACATCCACGGCGCAATTGACGACGCGGTCGGCAAAAGCACCACGCTTCCTGACGTTGCCAAAGAGGCGTATGCAAAAGCAGTCAACCTGTACCGTACCGAGTACGTCCCTCGATTCAAGACTGGCGTCAACGCAAACCTGTTCAAACAGACCGCGTTGAACGAGCCAAAGGTCAATGCGGACGATGTCATCACCAAGTTCTTCAGCAAAGATGGCGAGCGCGAAGCCGGCCAGTTTGTAGACCTTTTTGGTAAAAACCCAGACGCCATGAAGGTGGCGCGGTCGGGCATTGAAGACCTGTACCGGCGCAAGGTGACGGATGAACTTGGCAACGTCATCCCATCGAAACAAGCGCAGTTCATGAAGGACTACGCTCGCCCGTTGGGCATCCTTGACAATGCCGGCATGAACCTGACGCAGCGCCTCGATGTCATCAACAAAGACGCGGCGCGGCTGGCTCGCATTAACCAGATGGCAAAGGATAGCGGCAACAAGTTGCGTCCCCCTTTGCCGCCAGGCGCCAACGCGCTTGCGGTTGAACAGCGTATTGCTGACCTCACCAAGAACATGACGCCGCAACAGTTGGCCAAAGTAAATTTGGTGCGGGCTGACCTAGCGCGGGAAGCTGAGTATGAAAGCCTGGCAAAAGCTGGCCGGCCTGCCGGTCCAACTGGCGAGCGTATTGCAACCGAAGTTGGCAAACAAGCAGGCCTTCCGCTACCTTCGTTTTTGAACCGAACCATCACTGTGTTCAACGGAATTTTCAAACAACTCTCAGGTTCTATGGATGAGAAAATGGCGCTGGAACTGGCGCGTGAAATGTCCAGCCCCGCGCTTGCTGCGGCACAAATAGAGTCGGCAATGGCCAACCGCTCAAAGCAAGACTTGACCAACGCGCTGCTGCGCCGCGCCGCTCGGCCGGCAACCGCAGGCGGCATTCTTGCCAACACAGAGAACAACAATGCCCTCGCTCCCGCAAGATAAGGCCAATCACTTCTTCTACGGTGCGCTGATCTTCCTAGCCGCCCTAGCGGTCCTGCGCCGCCCTGACGCCGCATATGGCCTCGTGGTGCTGGCCGCAGTGGGCAAGGAAGCGCTCGACTGGCTCTCCAACCAACGGTCAGAGAGGCCCACGCACGGAGTAGAATGGTTCGATGCCCTGGCAACCTGCGCCGGTGGGGCGGTGCCACTGCTCGCAAGGATGATCTGATGGATTACCAGTCCCTGTTCAACACCGGCATTGGCGTCTCGTGCGCAGTCACCGGTTGGTTTGCAAGAGAATTGTGGACTTCCGTCAAGCTGCTCCAGTCCGACCTGACCCGCCTATCGGTCGAGCTACCCAAGACGTATGTGACGCGGGACGATTACAGGTCAGACCTCAAAGAGATCCGCGACCTGCTGGGGCGCATCTTCGACAAGCTCGACGGCAAGGTCGACCGCTCATAGCAGCGCCGAAATCCCCACAGTCACCATCTCGCTCTTGAGCTTCGACGGGTTGGTCTTCGCCATCACCCGCAGCGCCACTGCTGCGAACGTCTCGATGCCGGCCCAGGCGTCCTCTAGGTGCGGATCATTGAGCGCCAGAATGTGCGCTCTGATCGTCAGAACGTCGGCCATGTAGGCGTCCCTGATGGCGTCTATCGCCGCTTTAGTTGGTCGCATGAGAACTCCGCTAGTTGCCATACTGAATTCGGCGCGTTGATCCTGAACGGCTTCGCTACCCGACGCGGCGCCAGTTCCGATGCGGCCTGGCGGGCAGCGATCCTCGCTGTTTTTCGGTCCCTGCACGCCTTGTGTTGCAACTTACGCTTCGTCCAGCGCCCAGCGTCTAGCTCTGCTGCTCGCTCAGGCGATGCCCATCGAGCAGTGACGCCGCTGCCGGCCACGCCCAACAGCCTCGCTTTGCGGGCAAAGCACAATATTTTGCGGGCCTTGTCCAGCGAGATCGCCATGCGCAGGTGCATGTCTACCGTGCTCACGCCGTTTGGGTACTCGCGCACTAGGTTGGCGGCAAGGTGCATCAGCAACTCGGTGTCAGGATGCATCATCGCGTACTCTCAAGGTTCCGCCTTCGTGCATCGCCAGTAGCAACTGCGCAATGACGATCTCTTGGCGTTTGACTTCGTACTTGAGGCGCTCGTTCTCCGCTAGGGCATCGCCCAACAGGAGGTCTAGGTTTCTTTCGGTTTCAGTCATTTTTTTCCTTAAGCTTTGCTTCTGCTGCCCTAATAAACTCCACAACCTCGCTTTTGAACGCAATTACGAATCTTGTAAGTTTATTTACATCAGCCTTCGTCAACCCCTGCCACTCAAGCTTCGTATAAAGCGGCAAAGCTCGTTGGCCTTGCTGGATGTCGGTTGGGTTATCGGTTACATACACAGACTTACCGTCTTCTGTGTAAACCATCCATGCTACGGGTTCAACCACCGGGTTCAATCCAAAACAACTCTCCAATCTGCTCTGCCGTGTACTCCGCAAAGTCGTTACTGGCCCACTTAACCAGCGTTTTGCCAGATGTGGATGTAGCCTCTACAGTGCAAAGCTCGTCGGTTTCAATGCAACGCAAAATGTCTCCTCGGGCTGGCGCCCCCAACTCTTTTGAACAGGCGTAGCAGAGCTTGGCCCTCTTGCACGTTTCCCCGCAGTCCCCAACCTGCGCCAGGTCAACACGCCCAGCCCGCCAGGCCGCCCACTCCCCGCAGGTCCGGCTCTTGTGCAAGTACGAACTTGTTTCCCAATAATCATCACACCATGCCTCAAACGCAGCACGCTCGGTCATGGCTCAATCCCAAAGTGGTTCATTATCAAAGACTTAACGGTATCGCCGCAGTAACATTCTTCCGCCAACTCGGCGCACTTTTTCACAATCAACTCGGCAAACTCTTCCAGCGCGACTCGTTGCACCGGACCAATGCTGGCCCAATCGTTCAGCCGCTCAAGCTCAGGTTGGGCAAGTATTTCTTTAATTCGTTCGTTCATGGCTCAACTCCAAAATGTTGTCTAATGGTCATAGCGTCAATTGCTCGCACTTGATCGCAACATTTAGCAATAATCAACTCGGCAAACTTCTCAATGCCGGCGTAGTCGGCAGTGCATTCCTCCCGGCCTCGGTGGTCTACCGTAACGTCGAACAGCCCTTCCATTAGTTTTCTAATTCGCTCGTTCATAACTCAATCCTCTGATTAATGCCCAACATCTCTCGATGCAGGTTCTCCAGCATCACCCGGTAGGGTGACTGGGGCAGGCAGTCCGTTGCCAGCTTGCATCGTTCTGCAAATGCATCAGTGCGTACAGCTTCGCGTACAACTGCCCGCACCTTGGCAAGCATGTCGTCGGGGTGAAGGCTAGTTGGCCAACGCCACCCCATCAGTTCGGCAATGCGTTCATCGGTCACGATGCAACCCCTTTCGTCTTCTCAAACGTCCTCAAGCCACCAAGGCCCAACATCCCCAACATCAGTTGCCACAAGTTATCATCGATGCCAGGCAGCGCAGGCAGCGGGTGGTCGAGCACAATTCCGGTCCACTGCACCAGCGGTCTGGCGATGTACTGACACGCCAATGCCGAAGCGCAGACCCAGCCGATGGCTGGGCGCCAGCCGCTGGTGAACCCGCTCGGGCTCGACGCTTCGGCTCGGTTGACGTCCAGCTGGCCTTGGACAATGGCGACCTGAGCAGCAAGCTGCGCCGCCTCGGCCTGCGACTTGTCTGGCCAGATGCGGGTGATGACTGTCTGCGCCAGTTCGACGCCTGCGGTCAGTGGGTCCATTCGCCAGTCTCCATCTGTAGTGCCATGCGATGCGCTCGTGCTGGCGTCTGCTTGGCCCAGGTGCTGTCAAGCATCTCCTTCGCAGCCTCACCATACTGCCCATCCTCCACGCTGCCAAGCGTGCGCTTGAACTGAAGCAGACCCTTCATGCCCATCTGAAAGGCCATGCCGATCAGCACGGCCTGGCGCGGCTCGGACAGTCTGGGCATCCACGGCAGCAACAACAGTACCTCGCGGGTCTTGGCCTTGATATCGTTGTCCAACAAGTAGTTGATCTCATCGTTGGACAGCCCGCCGCCCTTGCGCGAGTCGATCAGCCGGCCCACGCCGATGGTCCAGTATCCAAGCGAGTCTTGGTAGGCGCAGGACTCGGCGCCCTCTTCCCTCAAAAGTT